GGCAGAGAGTATCGCCATCAAGATGGCTAGAAGCACCCAAGGATTAAACAAACTCATGGCTTTGGGGGCTCATCGTTGTCAATTGCTTCAGCCTTGGCGGTGGCGTTGGCTATTGCCTTGACACCAGAGCGCCCAGCTACACCGCCAAGTACCCCAGTGATGAAAACCATTATGGTGCTGATTTGTTGGGTGTACACCTTATCGATGGCCGCCATACTGCCATTCATGGGTTGTTGAACGAATGAAACTGAGTATAAAAACATACCCATAGAGGCCAGCAGAATGGTCACCAAGACCACAATAACGAATGCCCATACTCTGACTTCAATCTCGTCAGCAGTAAGGCGGCTGTTAGGTTTGTATCCAATGACGGCCATTATTTCTTCTCCTCTGATTTAACTAACATCTCAGGACAAGTGCCTGACGCTGTACAAATTGGGGGCTTGCATTCGGCATTTTGCCAATTCAATGGGTCTTGGCATGGATAGCGGTAGCGATCATCGCAGCCAGTGAGTACCACCAGCAATACCGACAGAATCCAAATCTCATACACGTTCATTTGTCTTTCTCCCGCTGTTGTTTCTCAATGTCTCGCCTGAGTTTCTCTACCTTTTCCAACTGCACTTTGGTGTCGTGTTTGGCCTCCAAGATGTCTATATAGAGCATACCAAGCATGGGCAACAATAACGCGACAAGAACAACTGCGGCTATCCATCCCACAATTTCTTCCCCAATTGGCCTACGAAAAGGAACCACATCCACAGGTATAGGAGGAGGATCAAAGTTGCTGCGAGGTACGCTGACTTTGCTTGGAAGTCTCTTTTTGCCTCCTGCCGTTGCCATTGCTTAACCCTCTCTTTTGCCTCCTCTTTAAGCCTAGCACTCTCCTGTTCTTCCTTGATGATGTCTCGCATCTCAAAGGTTTTTGAATAGATCGCACCCATTTCGGGTGGGGACTGATAGACCATCGTTTCTCTGATCGTCTTCTCTAGCTCGGCCATCTGATCCATTGCCATCACACGCTTGAGTGCCGCCTCCATGAGATTGGAGTCTGGATCGTAGACGTTTTTGCTTTTCTCTTCTTCTTCCCTGATATGAGCAGCCAGCTTCTCTTGTAGCTTAAAAAACTCGGTGAGTTGTGCAACCACATCAATCATCACCTGAGTTTCGTTGACTGCTACATACTTTTCCTTTTTGCGCGTCTGCTGGACAGGCTGTTTGGACGCTGGCTTTGATACGAATAGCTTTGACCAGAATCCTCTAACCTCGTTGGCGACACCAATAGCTTCTTCAACAGTGGACTTGACCTCCATGAATGAGGATTTAGCCTGCTTGTAGAGTTCGCATCCCTCTTTAATTGCGGCAACGCAAGCATTGGCTGCAAAGAGGATGGTGATGGGGTCCACATCGTTACATCCCCAAAATCTTCTTCACAAACTCACCAGCAACGCCAGGCCCGAACAAGACAGCGGCAATGAGGATATAGATCAGGTACTCAATCCGCGTCATGCGCTTGTCGCCACTGATAAAAGACTTCTCAATGGCGGCATAACGCTCGGCACAGACTGCAACGTGAACGTCTATTTTGGTAGAGTCGTCACTCATGGTTATGCTAATGCTTCAATTTTTGCAGTCAAAGCAACAAGTTCTGCCATAAGCTGTTCTTTGGTTGGCGCAGGCTTAATTGGCTCAACATACGCCGCCGCACGAGCTTCTAACTCAGAAATTTCTTCAGCCGTTAAATCAACTTGCGTGATTTCACCGGTACTTACGTTACATACTATTCTGTGCATGATAATTCCTTAGATATAGGCAATGTTAATTTCGCCAAGGTCAAACGTGTCAGTGCCGTTATTAGTGGTAATGCATAATTGAGTAAGTTCGGCTGATAATGATTTTTCACCGGCATTCCAAAACATATTGCCAGCGCCCGCCCCTGATCCAGACATAATGCCTGTTGCAACCCACTTATATGTAGAGGCATTTTCAAGTGTAAATATAACTGATCCAGAAAGTACTTCGGCAGCTACAAGTGACCGAATAATAAATCCTGTAGTCGAACTTGTACTGCCCATAGTAGGGTCGATGAATGAAACTCCTGATGATAGATAGCCTGTAGTTTCTATTCCACCAGAATCACCCAGTTGTATTACTTTAGCACTTGTTCCGCTTGTTGAGACTCTTGAAAAGTTCACAACTATCTGTTTGATTCCAGCAGGAATCCCAGTAAAGGTGATCGAAGTGCCAGATGTTGTGACTACTGGAGTTCCAAGAGTGAAACCAGCAGAAATAGCGGCCCATGATGCATCGCCTCGCCAAAAGGTAGAAGCAGATGCAGAAGTTCCTGAATTAAGGTTTGTAACAGGAAGATTTCCAGTTACACCAGTAGACAGTGGCAAGCCAGTTAAGTTAGTTGCTGTTCCACCAGAGGGTGTACCTAATGCGCCACCATTTACAACAGGAGCGCCAGCAGAACCTACGTTTACAGCTAAAGCAGTTGCTACACCTGTACCAAGCCCTGACACACCAGTAGATAAGGGTAAGCCAGTTGCGTTTGTCAGCGTTGCACTTGTTGGTGTACCCAAAATAGGTGTAACTAGTGTGGGACTTGTTGACAATACAGTATTACCAGAGCCAGTAGAGGTTGTGACTCCAGTACCGCCATTGGCTACTGCCAATGTTCCAGCCAATGTAATAGTGCCAGCACTTGTAACTGGTCCACCGCTTGTAGTCAGTCCAGTTGTGCCGCCCGATACATTAACGCTGGTAACAGAGCCAGAGCCTGGTCCTGTGAACGCAATTTGAATAGACCCAGCGCCTGGCGTAATCGTCACACCAGAGCCTGCCGTCAAAGATGCCTTAGTCAGCGTATTGCCTGTGCTGTTACCAATCAGCAATTGACCATCGGTGTAGCTGGTCTGTCCAGTGCCGCCGTTGGCAACTGCCAATGTTCCAGTAACGCCAGTAGCTAATGCCACTCCTGATGCTGATCCTGTGCCGCCGTTAGCTACTGGCAGAATACCAGTAACGCCGGTGGTTAAGGGAAGTCCTGTGGCGTTGGTCAGCACAGCGGCAGAGGGTGTACCCAAAGCAGGAGTCACCAATGTAGGTGAATTGGTAAATACTAAATTACCTGTGCCAGTTTCATCGGTTACAGCGGCGGCTAAGTTTGCACTTGATGGCGTAGCCAAAAAGGTAGCCACGCCAGTACCAAGACCGCTGACACCTGTTGCAATTGGCAAGCCTGTGGCATTTGTCAATGTGGCTGATGTCGGTGTGCCAAGCACAGGAGTAACCAGTGTGGGGCTGGTAGACAATACATTGTTGCCAGAGCCTGTACTTGTACCGACACCAGTGCCGCCCTTAGTCACCTTTAGCAGTGGACCCGCATCAAACAATGCATCAATTAAATCTAGGTCATTGTTGACCTTAGTACCCCAAGTGTTTGAGCTTGCACCTACCTCTGGCTTAGTAAGCAGTAGGTTTGTGGTGGTGGTATCTGCCATTTTTAATCCTTAACCAAAAGTTTTTGCGCGGGTTAAGAGTTTGCCGCCAGAGGTTGCGCCTCGGTCATCGGCCAACTGCAAATCGCTTAACGCACGCTCATAAAGAGATGACCACACTGGAATTCTTGCATCGTCTAGCAAATATGGCGCTGCTTGCAAAAGCGAGCCATAGAGGTAAACATCAGGACTTGATGTTAAAAGAAAATTGGTGGCTACGCTTGTAGATAGCTTGTTGAGCTTTGCAAAATACACAATCTCTGATGCGTAAGATGCGTCTGGTGTCGGCACAAAACGAAACTCAGTGCCAATAACAGTAAAATACTTAGGCCGACCACTGCCAATGTCTATGGTTGACTGCTCATCCAAAGAGTCCATTGTCATAAACGTCAAAGGTGTGATTGGATTTGTACCAGTCAGCTTCAGAGTCCTAACTTCCAAGAAGTCAGCAGGCGTTGACTCAAACTCTGCATCAATCGTCAAAGTTGTTCGCGTGAGCATTTGACGTGTACGCAACTGTCGCTCAATTTGAGCCTCGCTCAAAGAGATGAAGTCAGGAATTTGAGTCGTTAGATCAGTCCTGTTAAGCCAGTCTGCAATAGATGCCTTCAGCTCAGTGTATGTAGTAAGTGCCATTTAGACTGCCTCTTTTTCAAGCTCTTCTTTCATCACCCAAGTGTGGTCATGTTTGAATTCAAACGTGCCAATATGTCCAATTTCTTTGGACACATCATGATCAATATACACCTTAAAACCAAGCTCTTGAGCCTTCTTGCAAAAGAACACATCCTCGCCCATGTAACCGCGAGTGTCGAACTGCCAAGGCATATCGAACCAAGGCTCTGTCATGCCCTCAAAGACGTTGCGCTTGATCATCATGATGCCAGTGCCAACAGAGCCAATCTCTTGCAGTCCAGTTGATTCTGGCATCGTATATACAGGCTGGCGCTTGTCATTCTCATCATAGTTCTGCGCTGTGGGTCCTGTTGGCATCCGGCGCCGAGCGCAGTTAGCCGCCACAATGTCCACATCATGCGCCAGCAGACGCTGAATCATGTCTTGTGGAAATGTCATATCGGAGTCAATAAACAGAATATGGCTACATCCCTCACGCATCGCATCAAGGCATAGGTCAGCACGTTGATTCTGAATCAGTGTGCCTTGCAGTATCTTTAAACTGACAGCGTCAGTAGTATTCAGTGTGTGATACGCCACCATATTGACCATGCAATAGGTGTAGTTGGTGTGAACCATATCCCGCGCTGGGGTGCAAACTGCAACGTAGTTCATAACTCTCCTGGCCTCACTCTAAAGAATCGATTATCTGGATCATTCAACCATTTTTTCATGTAAGCCTGATCATCAATCTTGCCCTCTGCCTTCAACTTGAAGTAAACAGTCTCAGGAATGCTGGCAACATGATGCCACTCGCCTTTCCAGCTTGCCTTGTTGTCAATAGCGGCAAAGTCGCGCTTGTTGGCCTCAATGACAGCAGTCAAATCTTGAGTAGTCTGAATCGTTGCCTCATCAGTGTCCTCGTTGTAATGCCAAGTGCGGGTGATCCCTTTATCGGGGCTTGCATCAAAAAATCGTTTTTCCATGTAAGTAGGGGGAGGATTTCTCCTCCCCCTTTTCCTCTCAGTTGATTAGGAAGTGATCAAGTCTGCACACAGACCATGAGCGTTTTCTGCTGTGACCTTATGGCCGTACTCGATGAGCAGCATACGCTTCTCGGCATCACCAGTCTTTGCCAACTCGACTTGTTGGTAAGGACGCAGGACAACCATCTTTGCGTACTCAGGGTCAAGCACCCAGCCATCACGCTCGCGCTGGAAGCGGTTTGCAATGACGGCCACGTTGCCAAAATCGCTGACGTAGATGTCAACTGCACCGATCAACACAGCAGGCTTTTCGCCGCCGTTGATGTTGAAACGTGAAGATGCAATGCCAGAGAATCCAGAAACGCGTTGCTTGTTGACAGGACCAACCATCAGGATTTTTGGTGTACCGCCAGCCGCCCATACTTTTTGAATCACATTCTTTAGAATGGTTTCAGTGAAAGTACGCACGTTGCCGTCAGTGCGAGCACTGTTTGGCAATGTGGTGTAGCTAGGGTCAGTGCCGTTGGTCTGCTTGTCGGTGTTTGTCTTAACGAAAGCCTGCAAAGAGGCAGTCACGCGAGCAGTTGTGGTGTTACCAGCAACAGCAATACCGCCATTCAAGAAGATGAATTCTTGATCGCGCTTCAACTCAGAGCCGCGCTTGGCGATCTGATAAGCCAACTCAGAACGGCGGCCAGCTTTGTTGACAACTTCTTCAGTATTCGACAAGACAATAGTCTTGCGTGAAATCTGAGCGTAGTTGGTAACGCGAACAGTTGCGACAACAGCGTCAAAAGTGCCGACATCATCACCCTCAAGCTGTGCGTTAGCTGCGGCATCAGCCAAAGTATCTGTTTGAAATTCAAACAAAGTATTGGTAATGGTTTCGCGGCCAATGTTGGATTGGTATGGCGTTTCTTCCGGGGCTATATTAGTTATGACATTACTCAAATCTTCCCGAATACCCTTTGCAGAGTATGTGGTGAACGTGTTACTTACGATAGTCATGATTTATTCCTTATTTCAAAAGTTGAAAGATTGCATTAGCCG